CTTGGTAATTCAATTAAGTTGTTATCTTGGAAGCGACCATCACGAGTGTTTCCAAATAGTGCAGCCATAGAAGCCACACCAAAAGAAGTGTCCCACTTGTTCTTACCAGTGAAGTGTGAGTTCAACTGGCAGCCATATGAGGCTAGAAAGTTTCTCAAGTTGTCATCTAAGGCATAAGCCTTCTGATGAGCGTTGATTTCAATTCTTAGTTCTTGTGGGCGGTACTTCTCAACCCACTCTTCAATCAAAGTCTGAATCTTGGCTGGTGTAGGCTCAGTCATATTGATGCAGTCAAGAATATAAATCTTGCCATCACTACGATTGTATGTTGCTACTACTGCAGCCGTTGCACCTGCCATAGCAGGGTCAAGACCGATAATGGTATAACCAGATTCTATATGTCTTGGATGACCTGGAGTACCCTCTTTGAGAGGTCCACGCTTACGCATTCCGTTGACTGAACCTGCAACACAAGTTGGTGAGAAGATAGAGTCTTCTTGCACGTCTTCTTGTTGGTAGACCATAGCCCAGACAGATGGCGCAACTTCAGAGCGTCTCTTAAATAAAGAGGGTCCATCCCATTTCGGATAAAGTCCATCTGCGTCCGCCTCGTCCACTTCATTTTCTTGTAAATTAGATTTAGCCCATAACGTCTTCCAGTTTTCAGGCTTCTCATCAAATTCAAGAACGGCTGGCATAGCACAGTAAGTGAAAGGGGTCTTGCCACCTGACCATTGTCCTGGGTCACGAATCATTTTATAAAGGTCAATGGGCGCGACACGGGTTCCTACGATAAGTAGTTTTCCGTGCCGCCCCAGACGTGTGATAACTTCCTTCTGAAGCCATTCAATTTGCTTCTCCCACTCGTGGGCATTTGAGTTCATCACAACATCGTCTAGGATGATTAGGTCAGCACGAGCACCGTAAATCTGTGAACCAAATCCAAGAGCCTGAACCGTAGGGTCCTTCTCACCTGAATCACGTCCCGTTCCTAGGTAAATCATATCTGCTGACCATTGGGTTGCATCAGCCTTGTATCCGCCATTAGGACCAAACGCAGTTTGGAGTTTGATATAGGCGGGGTGGCTTAGGCGGGTCTTAATCGCACCTAAGAATTTTCTAGCCATACCCTGAGTTTTAGAGACAATGATGACTCTGGCATTCGGGTTGGTTACTATGTTGTAGAGGACATAGTTGGTTGTAATCGTAGTTGACTTGGCGTGCTCAGGGGGTACGTTGATAAGTACACGCTTCGGGTCGCCAGGCTCATAGGTAATCCCAGGTGGCAACCAAGATGGCTCACGACCTTCAATCAGGTCTAGCCAGTCAAGTTGGTGTTCAAAGAGTCTAGCATCTAGGAACTGCTCACAGAAGTCGGGGAAGGATATGTTCTTCAAATCCCCAAGGTCTGCAATTACACCCTTACCCGCTAAACGGGCTTTGTCTGCACGTTCCTTAAAGGCTGGGTCATTCATAGACCATTGCCTAAAGGTCACATCGTTTCTACCAACGGATGCCATAGCAGCCGTAATAGTAGAACCTTGGCTCAGTTGAATGAGAACTTTCTCCTGGGCTTCGCCCTTTGGGATGTTCTGAATTCCAGGCTTACGTCCCATTAAATTTGCCCCTTAAATCGGTCATATAACGCTACCGTTAAAACGGCATAACTCTGGCTGTCTACCTACGTAGTAGGTTATATATTTATATATTATATATAACGAACGAGCGTAGTCCCAAACGAAGCGAGTTCGTTTAGAACTACTAAGAATATTAATTCTTATATATAAGATAACCCGTTGGAAACGGGTAAACCGAACACTTATTTTGAAAATATTTTAAAAAAGTTGCCCTCTGGGGCAAAAGTGCTGGTCAGAAGGTATATTATATAGCCCCCTTATTATATAACAGGAATTTTTAGGGTGAGAGTACTGTAATGTTAGTCGCCTGATTTAAACACTCTGGGGTCAAATACGCATAACTCTCACCCTATAGTAGACCCTTAGACACTAGCGGGTCATATGTCTAACTATGAAGTAGAGGTTAAGAGTAGAGAAGTTACCGAGGGGTAACTAATAAATCTAAACTTATGTGATGCGACTATCCCCCTGTGAAATTGCGGGGGCATAGATATATAAATATAAATGGAATATCGGGGAAGACTTACCCTCTTGAATTGTCGACTTATCTATATTCCAGAGTCTCCGAAAGTGTGACCTAAATCACACGAAATACCCTTGCAATTTCATTCTAGGCGTGAGAGTATTCTCTTACTAGGCAGACGCAATAGAGCAGACGCCAGAATGATAGGAGAATCAAGATGACACGTAAAGATTATGTACTAATTGCGGAAGTGTTAAAGAATTCCGCACTAATAAACTCTACTAATCCATTCACGGGAGGATATACGTACCCTCTACTAGTGGCAGAATTCGCGGATGCGCTAGAGGGTACTAACCCGCTCTTCAATCGCGCAAGATTCTTAGATGCGTGCGGGGTGAACTAATGAGCCTACTAAGATTCTATATCGTAAAGCGTGAAGAGCGCGAGGGAGACGGCTACGGGCGCATAGTTGAATTCGCTAACCCTAGTGACCTAGAGCACTATCTCACCTATCATCGCGGTTATATTGAATCTATGGTCACGTTAGGAGAATCGGAATGAGTACTTTACCATTCGCGGGCGTGCACTATATCGCGTGGATATGTGAGACGCATCTAAGAGAGTTAGACGATTTAGAGACTAGTGGCGAAATTACCGAGGGTAAGATACGCCTAAGCGAGATAGTGAATGAATACCTATTGTGTAATGATTGCAAGAATCTAAGAGAGGATAAGGGATGAAAATATCTACACGGGCTAAGTGCATAGAATGCGGGCGGGTGTTCGATTTATTGAATGAATCGGATGCGGGAGAATGGACATATGGACACGATTGCGAGGTGGAATGATGAGCCTAGTCTGCTCATCTTGCGCGATTAGGGGTGAGCGCATATGCCTACACCTAAGCGCGGGAGACGATAGCGAATAAGTGTGACGAAAGTCACGGCTCTAATCTATTGACGATAGCGCGATGGTCACGCCATCATTAGAGCACTAGGCGAATGCAAGGGTTGTATTCCCTAATCTAGACGGGAGACTAGTTATGAGTAAGTGTGAGCAGTGCGGAAGTGAGTTAGATTTATTAACACAATTCACGCTCTATAAAGTGTGCGGTAAGTGTACACGTGCGAATCATAAGAGAGTAATGCGGGGTAATGCCTAATGAGCACAATTGTGATAAGCGCGGGGCGCAATATCGGGAGCGTACCTATGAGTAACGGGCAGTGGAGCGGAATGCGTGAGCAGTTAGGCGATGCGCTACGGGCAGTTGATGCGGAAGTCTATACACGTGACGCTATCGGGCGCGGGGAATGGTTAGAAGATAGCGGACGCACAATATCGGAAGAGAGTGTCACTTACGTGGCATCTATTGAAGATAGCAAGTTGCCCGCAATAGAGCATCTATTGAAGGGTATCGCACGGGCGCATATGCAGGATGCGATTGCGTTAATGGTTGGTAATTCAATTCTAGTGAAGGGTGAGTAAGAATGGATACGTTAGAAGAGACTAAGTGTGCAGGGTGCGATGAAGTCATTAATATGCAGGATGATGAATATCAATATGGCAATTTAGTTGCAGGATATATCTGCCAAGGATGTTATGAGAGTGACTTAGAGCACGTCTCCACTATCGTGGAATTAATTCCAGATGACACGATACGCAAGTATTTCATAGGCGATTATGTATCTATGGATGAATGGGGCGATGAATGGAGCGGTGCATCCAGCGGTTATGTAAAGACGGATGCGTGGCGCGGGTATAACACGCTCACAATTCACGGTACCGTTGAAATTCAAGAGGGAGCAGACTTATGGGGTGAGCGTACTAGTATCCGAGATATTGCGGAATTAATAGAGCGTGCTCACACCGAAGGGACGTTACCCGTGAAGGTATACGTGTCAATATGCTTGACTTCTAACGTGTTTGCCACTTTACTAGGGGTGCACGTGGATGTAGAAGATGAATCGCAATTCCGCGAATGGTTAACTAATGAGATAGGAGAATAAAGTGGGACGTACATTAGCAATTGATTTAGCAGATGAAGTGAAGAATGAGCAGTTAAGTTTGGAAGTGGCAGTGACGCATCACTTACGTGGTAATCACTATCCACCCGTGCCATATTCTATGGTGACGCCGTGCATCCAAGCGATAGACATTCTCCAGAGGGCACAGTGGGGTGATGCAGATGCGGATGAACTAGTGCATCTTCCAGCGGGAGTTAATTGGAAGGGTAACACTAGTGCGCCAGCATATGCGATAGTTGAATCGCATCATCTATCGGACTTTATTGAATTGGACGAATATCTATGAGTGATGTCCAGCAACTTAGAAGTAGATTAATTCTGGCACGCAAGATGCGGAATGATTCAACTAGTAATGAAGTCTTCGATTACTGGCACGCATATATGATGCAGTTAACTAGTGAACTAAGGGAGTGGAGTAATGAGACTAACTAATAGAGGATGGTTAGTGCTAGGCATCACGATTGGACTGGCACTATGGGGAATGTATGAAGTATCTGCTCACCTATGGTGGGTTGGTGAGCGATGGTGTTGGGGAAGTATGCAAGAGTGTTTGGTTGGTGGACTATGAGCGATGATGCAGTTGTTTATTGTGGCGATTGTCTATATCCTATGAATGAATGCGAACACGGACGGGAATTCAAGAGATGAATACCATATGCAAGAGATGCGGTTGGGTTATGGATAACCCTGAATCGGGTTGCCTTGATTGCAATTGGGAAATATATAATAAAGTAACTAACGAGATAGGAGAGAATAATGAGTAACGATTTACTAGCAGAGATTGAGGCGTTAGCACGCAGAATTGTTGCTATAGATTTAAGTCAGAAGATTATCGTCAAGGACACAGGAGAAGAGAATGAATAAAGAGCATCACTTTATTGTGAAGTTTAATGAAGAGACTGGCGCGTGGAGTTGGGACACGGACGTTGAGGAAGCCCGCTTTGATGAGGGAACTATCTTCAATTACGATACTAACGAATGGTCAAGCGGTTATCTGGGTGATGGAGAGTACGAACCCAATGAAGAAGAGTTAGTGAATCAATTGAAGCACGCGCTATATGTTATGAATTTAGTTAATGGGAAATTAAAATCAGATGAGTGAGCCAATGTGGATGAGTGGCGACCCCGCTACATTCTCAGACTTTTTTGATGATGTCTATGAAGTGGAGTGTGATTGCAATTGGACAGGAGAAGTTGACTGCAAGAAGGAGTACAACAACGGAGTTACTTTTATATATGCAGAGTGGACGTGTCCACAATGCAACGAAGAACACACGACAGAGAGGGACTTTGATAGTGACTGAGAAACAATTTCAGATAAGTTACAAAGTAGAAGGCGTAAGGGTTGTGAATGTCTGGTTGCCAGAGGGCACGGAGTTGCCACATATATGGAACGCGATGACCCCTGAACACCAAGACGAATGGTTGTATTCACACGAAGGCAGGAGTGAAGTATCTTATGAGGATATACACCACTCACAAGCCGAAGCGGTACTAGAAGTACGCCACCTTAAAGCAGTTACCAATTGAGTGTAACTATTCTAATGCTAATTGTGTTGAGTGCGCGATACCACAAGAAATGGATTTCATATTGGAGAAGTTGGAGAGAGGCACAAAATGGGCGACTACATAATTAGAGATTGGCACAACGAAGCACTATGCCAACGACATCCTGACCCTGATATGTGGCACTACGAGAACTCAATGTTCCAAGATGAACAACAACTTGAAGTCTTGCGAAGTGTTCAAGCGATTGAAGTATGTCACGATTGTCCCGTTAGAACTGAGTGCTTAGCACAAGGAATGGAAGATGAGAACATTGTGTACAACGGGGGAAGTGGCAGTATCTGGGGTGGATTACTGAACTCTGAGCGATATACCCTGAAAACTGGGCGTGTCGGGAGCAGGAGATTGGAGTCTGAAGAGCGTCACAGAACTGCGGTAAGGAGAAAAATTGGTAGACTTAAGGTATGAAAATGAGAGTCATAGCAGTATCCATACTGGTAATTCTATCTGTTTCATTCCCTATTAACAAGGCAGTTGATGTTGAAGTGAAGGTTACTAAGCACCACGAGAAGCACCCAATCCAGACTAAGGCTACGATGGCACAAAAGAAAGCCAACAAGATTATGGCTATGCGCTTTGCTAGTGCAGGATGGGGTTGGAACTTAGAGCAACGCAAGTGTGCTTATAAATTGTTCACTAAAGAGAGTCGCTTTGACCATCTAGCCAAGAACCAACAGGGCAGTAGTGCCTATGGAATTGGACAGGTATTAAAAGAGAAGTCCTCTGACCCTGCAATACAGATATTGCACGCGTATAAATATATTGAGCACAGGTATGGCACACCGTGCAGGGCGTGGCGTCATCATCTCGCCCGCAACTGGTACTGATGTTAGACCTGCGAGGTAAACCTCTATTCACCTGTGTCTGTGGTTGCAAGATGTGGATTGTGACTGTAATGTGGGATGAAGAAGATAGAACTGTGGGTTGGTATGACCTACAACAGGAGTGTAAAGAGTGCGGAGCGATAGCAACTGCACCAACAGAGATAGATTGGAAGGATGAATAATGCCTACTTATGAGTACAGATGTAATAAGTGTATGGCTAAGGTAGTCTTAAGTCGTAATGTAGAAGATAGAGATGATGAAGTTGAGTGTGTCTGCGGTAATAAGTCAAGTCGTATCTATAATACAGTCGGTGTACAATTCAAAGGCACTGGCTTCTATTCAACGGGTGGCTAGAATATGAGCGTCTTTACTAGTGAGGTACAGATAGGTGATATAGATGTTGCTCGCTCTATGTACGGAGATGAATTGCGTATATCACAGGAAGATAGTACAATTTATATATCTAAAGAAAAAATTAAAGACTTAATAGAAGCGTTGTTATATGTACAGGAGAGGTTAAAATAATGTGCGAATGCGGTAATGGTGGATGCAGTGCGTGTCATACAAAGGACGAGAGTCCTCTGCATTTCATAGCAAGTGGCAAGGAAATTGAAGAACTTTACAGAATATCTTTAGACAATGATTACCCTGAAGATTTATGGGTAGACCCAGCAGAGGCAGACTTACCTGATGCTTAGTAATGTAGCATCAAAGATTGTGTCATTCGGCAGGTTGGGTTTCGCTTTGCTGATTATATTCTGCTTGTTCTAAATCTTCATCACGATAAGGCTTAAAGCCACCAATCTTGTTGATAAGTTTACGGATAGCACGCTTATGACGCATACGCGCTGTGTCTTCAGACCCAAGTTTCATTTCACCTGCGATGTCACCAAAGTCCATTGACTCTGCATAGCGTAGGAATAGTAACTTCCTATCATCCTTGTGTAGTTTCCAATAGCCAGCATCAATCTCTATCATCATAGCCATAAGGTTTCCACCCTCAGATGGAGCAGTAGGTCTGCCACCACCAGCAAGGTCTAACTTCTGACTTAGATTTATTTCACCTCGTAAGACAGAGGGCAACAAAGCCTCAACCATATCTGCTTCGTAGAAGAACAGGTCAGATGTTTCATAGCCACCACTCTTAGCCTTCCAGTGTTGGCAGTAATCTAATGCTTGGTTGCGAAGAGAACGATAGATTAAATTCTTTGCATCCTTCTCACCAATTGCTTCCCAAGTATCCAGTTTATTGGGATGCTCAACAAACCACTGATATAAAGATTGTCTTATGTCAGCGGTATCAATGTCAAACTTAGTATGATACTCAGTAGATACTGAATCAACGATGTATTGCCAACGCTCAATGCGTTCCCATTCAATCACTTTATCTTCACCCCTGTATTGATATGAAGAAACGTAACCTCTTTCATTATCTTAGACTTGTTTGCGAACTCAGTAGTAACTGGCAACCATTTCTCTTCCCACGCAATGTCAGTTAATTCATCTAAAGGGAAACGCCACACCCCATCAGGAGTTGAATTAATGTAATAAGGACGCAGTCCCAAAGCAGAAGCAGTTGCTGTAAGAAAATCATACTTCTTCCTTTCAAGTAGAAGAGTATCGTAATGAGTATTACGGGACTTCAATTCAATAAACATTCCGTGCTGTTGTGTTACACAATCAAAGCCATCAAACTCGTTAGGGGAGTGTTCAAGGTCAGGCATCTCTGTCTTAAGCCATAAGAACAACTCTGCTTCTCTCACGCCGTATCCCATTTACCTCTCAGTACAAGCAGAGCAATCACACCATAGTTCGCTAAGTCTTTAAACGAATCTTCAAGTGGCTCGTTCTCTGCAGTTAATCCCTTATCAACTAAGTTGTTGATACGGGCTGTCTTGTCGTGCATACGAACACGCAGTCCATTGAGCGGACCACCTGGGGATTGGGAAATATTCTTTGGACCGTAGTCCCTATGCTTAGAGATGAGCAAGTCTCCAAGTTCACGCATTACTTCTCTGACGTCTGACTCAAACTTAATAGCGGGACTGAGACCGTTAGGATGAGATTGGATTCCATCGTTACCATCTGTGTTATCTTGAAACCTTGGTTGACCAAGTGCTCTGTAATCTGCCATACTTCTTCACGCACCATCCTGTTCGTCATCTTTATTCTCCGATAATAGTATGTCTAGTTCCTCATCAAATCTTTGTAGCGCAGACTTAACTACCATATCTTCAATGAGTTCATCTACCAAATCATAACCATTCTCAGATGCGAATAGTGTAACATAAGTAGATTGGGTTATATGTCTGATTTGTTCTGGGCTGTCGGCGTGGCTAAATAAGAATCTAAGTAGCGAACCAAGCATCAACTTATACCCATTGGGTAGCACTAGGTATGGGTCAAACTCTTCTTCATCTTCAAGAGTATGGTCTATCAATTGGAAAGAGTCTTCAAAATCCTCACCACATTCGTGGCAGTGGTTAATGATTTCTTCGTGCTCTTCATCCATTAATTCAAATCCATCTTCTGATGGAAGTATCCAGCACCTTCTTGCACGTACATAGAATTAACATCTTGTCCGTCTGGGAGTTGAATGATAGTAACTGGTAGTTCGCGGGCAAGGCTACGGGCAAATTCTGTTCCAGGTTGGTCTCCGTCAGCGAATACAAAGACCCGCTCAAAGTCCGCCAGCAATCGTGTGTAGTGCTTCTTCCAACTGTTTGCACCAGGGACTCCAACGCAGGGAATTCCAACGCAGCGAGAAATAGTAAGTGTGTCAATCTCTCCTTCACATACTCCAATGTAATCACCTGCACGCTCCACATCTAATACGTTGTACATCTTTGTTTCGGCACCAGTCATACCCATATACTTAGGCTCAACTGCAGGATTAAGAGAACGGAATCGCAGGTCAACGACACCTGTCTTGGTAATGTATGGAATAGAAAGTCTACCAATGAATGCTTCGTGTCCAACTTCAGGCTCCGCGACTACGCCTAATGATACCAGCCGTGCTACTTCCAGAGGAATGCCCCTGCTTTTTAGGTAATCTTCCGCCTGAAAGATGCTTCCCGCGTACTTGGTTGTTGCCTTGTCCAGTAAATCCTTCTGCGATGCGTTTTGCTTCACGGATATTTACTCCTTCACGCTGTGAGATAATTTGTAAACTGTTACCTTGCACTCCACAGGCAAAGCAGATGAATATGTTATCGTTGAGATTCGCACTTCCCGACTGGTGTGTGTCGGAATGGAAAGGGCACTTGAGATTAACTTGCCCGTGCTCTTGTCGTAGGTTTGCTCCGTAGTGGAGAAGAACTTCTCTGATACTTGGTAGGTCATTGTCAATCTTGTGCACCATCCTTCTCCTTTAACCACTGACTTAAGTCCTGAATGACCCAAGCCTTTTCAATCCCTGCATTTCTTCTTTTAACAATAACATAGTGCAACGGAACTTCTTTAATACCACGAGCACTGGCGTAATTAACAGCCTCAACTTCTGCTTCACGCCAGAACTCTGGTAAAGATAGTGTGCTTCTATTCTTTAGTTCAAGGATGTAAGTCTTGCCAGCGATAACAACAACCATATCGCCTTCGTCTTTTGCACCAGCCTTAGTGAGACGCTCAGCCATAGCCCCCATCTTGCGGAGCCATTTCATTACATCAGTTTCAAACTGAGAGCCTTTACGTCCGTTAGGGTTAGTCACTTACGATGCACTCTTATCCTTCTTTAGAATACGAACAGCCCACTCAAGACCATTATTAACACCATCAGTCCAGTCATCAGTAACAGGAATTCTAGACTCTTCAATGCGCTTAATATATTTTTCAATTTCCATCTTAAGTTCAAGCACAATAAGTTGACGCGCTTCTTGTAATGTGTCATCTTCTTCTTCTCTAATCACTTCATCCACCGTTCTCTGGTATGTCTGACATAAACATAAACTCAGGGTTAAATGATAACCAACAAGTTAGGTTAGCGTTGGCATCGGCACGACCATATCTATTCTTTACAGGAGCCACAGCCATAGAAGTACCAACGACTCCAAGAGTACAAATAAGCGCGGGAAGTTGAGCGACTTTGCCTTGAAGAGCCGAGCGAGGCTGGCAAGGATTACCAAGGACTGCCTCAGAAGTATGATGCAGAATAATGATTGCAGCGTTAGTAGCACGAGCAAGGTATTTCAACTCCTTCATAATGGCACGCATAGATGCGAACTCTTCACCACCATCTGTGGCTATGTCCATTAAGTTATCAACAAAGATTGCAACAGGTGGACAACCCCATAGTTCTTCAAAGGCTTGGACTTCTTCATCTATATCTTGCAAGGTAGGTGAAGATTCAAATGACCATACGATATGGCTACCCTTAGCAAGGATTGCTTTAGTCCAACCAGTATCTGTATCCATTAACTTCTCAACATCAGTTTGATTCTTACCGCTAATCATTGATGCAAGGCGCATAGCCATTGTGTGTGCGTTGGTATCTGCAGATATATACAGACTAGGCACCTTCATATTAAGGGCTAAAGCCAGTGCTAGAGTGGACTTTCCGACACCTGGAGTACCTGCGAGCATAGATACTTCTGCTCTACGAAATACTATTTTGTTACTTTCAAATGCACGGAACACAGAGGGCAACGGTTCACCACCGATGTCTGCTCTACCTACACTGCGTACAAGTGTTCTCATCGTGCACGCTTAATGCGCTGGATTGCACGAGTGAGTTCTTTAATCTGCTGGATATTACCAACAGCATCTTCTTGAAGAAGTTCGTAAACTTTTTGATTAAGTAATTCTATTGAGTCTTCTAATGTTTTCATTTCTACTCCTGTCTTAAGTTGGAAGAGAGGCAGTCACCTTCCCCTGAATAACTGCCCCTCTACCAATTCTTACATCAGCGTCTGTTGTATTAGTTCGCTGGCTTGCATTGGTCGGGTGTCCCCTGCGGTGTTGGGCAAGCCCAGAACGCGTAAGGTTTCCCCGTTGTCTTGCTTGTTCCCGAACGGAAGATGCGTGCTCCGTGAATACAAGTTGGAGTTGACATCCCTCCCGCCCCAGCGGACGGAGGCTGAGTCTGGGCGGTTGAGTAAGTAGGAGCGGGCTGCGATTCTACTGTTGAACCAGTGGTCCCCAAAGGGCTTGCGTTGTATGCACCTGACACCATCTTCTGTGTCGCTGCAATTTGTGTAGAGAAATCAGAGATGCCTTCTAGCAATACTGATAACTCGTCTGCTGTATTAGCACGGATATTAATTAAGTCACCAACGGGAGTCTTAATAGATACCTGTAACTTCCAGTTTTCTACTGTCATTTATTTTCCTTTTGTGAATTGGCAGTGTGCTGCGAGTCCGCAGTAACTGCACGATTGTAGGTTCGGTAGAAATATACCAGCCTTGCGTGCTTTGTCAAAGCCATCAACAAAGTATTCAAGTGTGTCCTGTGTATATCTACTCAGGTCAATCATCTCTCCTGTCCCCGATTCACGAGACATCCAGTAGTTGCCTAGATTGACTTTCACTCCGAGCATCATCTCAATTCCCACTTTATAGAAACCAAGTTGAAGGTCGGACACTGGTCTGCGAGATGAAGTTTTAAGGTCAACAATCACAAGTTGTCCATTAACCTCAAACACTCTGTCAATAAACATCTTCACAGGCACACCAGCAATTTCAGGATTAAGTTCTAATTCAATAGCCTTAACCCCTTGAGGAGTTGTCCAGATTTTCCAATCAGGATTATTCTTGCGCCACTTGATGTAGTTGTCTACCCAAATGGAACCTTGTGTATCCCACCATACAGCGTCTTCTCTGTCAGGGTTAGCCTTGGTAGCACGACCCGCAACGCGAGCCTTACTTAAGTCAAGGTCTTTAGTTTCTTTAAGCCACGCTAAATCCCAGTAAGCATTACCCATTTTCTATATCCCACATTTCTGCTGCATAGTGGAATGCTCGCCCACCTGCTGACCAGATGCTTGGCTCTTCAGGTACTTGCAGTAATCTACCTAGGTAGTACTGATACCCACAAGTCAGGTAAGTTGTGAATGCTGAATAAGAAATATGTGCTGGAAGTTTGTAAGAATCCAGTTTAATCATTATCTAAAACTTCTAGTAAATAATCTACTTCTTCACGAATAGTCTTGACTTCTTCTGATAGTAACCAGATTGAATCATAAAGAACTTCCATTGACTCTTGTAGTTTTCTATTGAACATACTTACTCCTGTCTTAAGTTATTTTATATAGTCCTCCTGCGGAGGACAGGAGAGTACTCAAAC